TACGTGGGGTGGATCCAGCACAACCTCCGGGCCGTGGCCCGGGGCATGGGCATCACCTACGAGCAACTTACCGGGGACCTGCGCGGGGTGAACTATTCGTCCATCCGCGCCGGGCTTCTGGAGTTTCGGCGGCGAATCAAGCGGTTCCAGTTTCAGGTCCTTGCCCACCAGTTCTGCCGGCCCGTGTTCAACGCCTGGCTGGACGCGGCGGTCCTTTCCGGGGCCCTGCGGATCCCCAACTACAACACCCGTACCCGGCGCATTTACCGGCGGGTGGAATGGCGGCCGGACGGATGGGACTGGGTGGACCCGCAAAAGGATGTGGGCGCGGCAAAGGATGAAGTCCGTGCGGGGTTCAAGAGCCGCGCCCAGATCGTTGCCGAGCGTGGCGGGGACGTGGACGTGGTGGACCAGGAGATGGCCGAAGACAACGCCAGGGCGGATGAATTGGGCCTGGTCCTGGATACCGACCCCAGGAAAACCACCTACCAGGGCGCGGTCTCCAATCAGGAAGAAGCCGGCGGCGGGAACCAGGACCAGGGAGGCAATCCATGACGATTTTTCGCGGCGGACCGGTGCCCACGCGGCTTTTTACCCGGCCCCTGGGGATCCATCCGGAGGTGGTGAACGATTTTTTGGCCGGTGCGGTGGCGCCCGGGCGGATGGCGGCCAAGGCCCTGGGCTCCACGCCCACGGGCGGGACCATCGCGGTGGTGCCCATCCTGGGGGGCCTGACCTACCGGTCCGTGTCCTATTGGGATGACACCAGTTACACGGCCATCCTGTCCGGGTTCCGGAAGGCCCTGGCTGACCCGGGGGTGGCGGCCATCCTGTTGGACGTGGACTCCCCCGGGGGCGAGGTGGCGGGCCTGCCGGAGCTGGCCGAGGAAATCTTTCAGGCCCGGGGGCAAAAGCCCATCTGGGCCGTGGTGAACCAGGACGCCCTTTCGGCGGCCTATTGGCTGGCATCCGCGGCGGACCGGGTGCTGATTCCGCCCATGGGCCGGGCGGGCTCCGTGGGCGTGCTCCTGGTTCACCGGGACTTTTCGGGGATGCTGGACGCGGACGGCGTGAAGTTCACGGCCATCCACGCGGGGGCCCGGAAAGTGGATTTTGCGCCCTGGGCGCCTTTGAGCGAGGAGGCCCTGGGCGTGGCCCAGCGGGACGTGTTCGCGGCCTATGACCTGTTTGTCCGGGCCGTGGCGCGGAACCGGGGGATTTCGGAAAGCGATGTGAGGAAAACCGAGGCCGGGGTTTTTGCGGGCCAGGCCGCGGTGGACGCCGGACTGGCGGATGCCGTGGCGGACTGGCCGGAGGCGGTGGCCCTGGTGGTGGAACATCTAAACGCGGGAGGTGGAAACATGAGCATGCAGGATCAGTTGAAAAAGGCCCTGGAAGGGGCGGACAGAACGGCGGCTACCGCGGCCCTGGCGGCTCTGGGTTACATCGTGGCCACGGAGGCGGTCACCCCGGACCAGGCGCCGGAACCCCCGGCCGCGGCCCAGCCCCCGGCGGCCAACACGTCCGGCCAGGTCCCGGCGGGACTGACCGCCAAGGACGGCATGGACATCCTGGAGCTGTGCGCCGTGGCCGGCGTGGGTCAGGATTTCGGCAAAGCCCTGGCGGGCCGGGAAGGCATGAGCCTGGAGGCGGCGGGCATGGAGATCCTGCGGGAAAAGGCCAGGCTGGCCACGGAAAACACCATCACCTCCACGGTGACCCCCACGGGCACGGGGGCGGTCAACGGCGTGGTGGCCGAGGCCCGGCGCCGGGCCGAGGCGGCGGAAAAGAGCAAGCAGGCGCGGAGATAACGGCCCGACAGCGGGCGAAAACCTGCCGGCGCGGGCCGGCGCATGACCTGGAGGTGAGACATGGGAAGCACCACGGAAGGGACGTACCTGGGGGATGCCCTGAAAGATGAGGCCCCCAACAAGTTTTCCCGGGAGGCGGTGACGGTGGAGTCCGGCCAGGACCTGGCCATCTGCGCGGTGGTGGGGGCGCGGTTGAAAACCATTCCCACCACGGGCGCGGCCGGCGCGGGCAACGCGGGAGACGGCACCATGACCGGAGTGGCCGGCGGGGAGGACACCCAGCTGGGCACCTACACCCTGACCTGCGTTGCCGTCCCGGATGGCGCGGCAGTGGTTCCGGCCACGGGCACGGCGGGCGGCGGCAACACGGGCGACGGCACCATGACGGGCGTTTCGGACGGCGGCGCGGCCCAGGCGGGCACCTACACCCTGACCTGCATCGCAGTGCCCGAGGGCGCGGCGGTGGTTCCGGCCACGGGCACTGCGGGCGGCGGCAACACGGGCGCCGGAACCATGACCGGAGTGGCGGACGGTGGCGTTGCCAAAATCGGCACCTACAACCTGATCTGCACGGACGCCTCTGTTTCCGGCTCCGAGGTTTTCCAGGTGACCGATCCGGACGGCCTGCTCCTGGCCCCGGCCACGGTGGGCGTGGCCTATACCGGGGAGCAACTGGCGTTCACCATCAACGACGGCGGCGCGGACTTCATCGTGGGGGACACGTTCACGGTGCCCGTCACCGAGGCGGCCCATGACTCCGGGACGTTCCAGGTGGAAGACCCCGCCGGCAACCTCCTGGCTCCCGCCACGGTGGGCGCGGCCTATGCCGGGGAGCAGCTGGCGTTCACCATCAACGACGGGGCTACGGACTTCGAGGCGGGCGACACCTTCACGGTGGTGGTCACCGCGGCGGATCATGACTCCGGCACGTTCACGGTCCTGGCCCCCAACGGCGAGGCCCTGCCGGACGCCACGGTGGGCGCGGCCTATGCCGGGGACCAGCTGAATTTCACCATCAACGACGGGGCCGCGGACTTTGAGGCGGGCGACACCTTCACCGTGGCGGTGACCGCCGGGACCGGAAAGGTGGTGGAGCTGGACCCGGACGCGGTGGACGGAAGCCAGGTGGCCTACGGGTTTTTGATTGCGGCGGTGGATGCCTCCACGGCGGACACGGCTGCGGTGGCCATTGTCCGCCACGCCCAGGTGGTGACGGACAACCTTGCCTGGCCCTCCGGGATCACGGCGGACCAGAAGGCCAAGGCCATCGCGGAACTGAAAATGCTGGGCATCGTGGCGCGCACGGAAGCGTAGCCAAGGCCCGAGAACCGGTCCGGGCCGCATGGCCCGGGCCATGAAAACAGGAGGGTGAACGATGCTCAATCCCTTTGGAACCGACGCATTCAACATGGTGAGCCTTACGGGCGCCATCAACATCCTGCCCAACCGTTACGGCAAGATCGGCAACCTGGGCCTTTTTTCGGACAAGCCGGTCACCACCCGGTCCGTGGTGGTGGAGGAACGCAACGGGGTTCTTTGCCTGTTGCCGTCCCTGCCGGTGGGTTCGCCCGGGACCGTGGGCGTCCATCCCAAGCGCACGGTGCGGTCTTTCACCGTGCCCCATATCCCCCATGACGACGTGATCCTGCCTTCGGATTTCCAGGGGGTCCGGGCCTTTGGGTCCGAAACCGAGATGCAGACCCTGGACAGGCTGGTGAACGACCGGCTCCAGCTCATGAAGGACAAGCACGCCATCACCCTGGAATGGCTCCGGATGGGCGCCCTGAAAGGCATCATCTACGACGGGGACGGGGCCACCGTGCTTTACAACCTGTACACGGAGTTCGGGATCAGCCCCAAGACCGTGGACTTTGTCCTGGGCACGGGCTCCACCAACGTGAAATCCAAGGTGCTGGAGGTGAAACGGCACATCGAGGACAACGCCAAGGGCGCGATGTTTTCGGGTGTCGGCTGCGAATGCTCCCCGGAGTTCTGGGACGCTTTCACGGACCATGAGGACGTGAAAGAGGCTTTCCTGAACCATTCCGAGGCGTCCCAGCGTTACGGCGAGGACAACCGCGCCGGGTTCCGGTTCATGGGGGTGGTCTTCTCCGAATACCGGGGCAACGCGGACGATGCCTCCGGCGCCAACCACAAGTTCATCACCGCCAAGCACGCCCATTTCTATCCCATCGGAGCCCCGGGTGTTTTCCAGACCATCTACGCCCCGGGCAACTTCCTGGAGACGGCCAACACCCTGGGCCTGGCGCTGTACGCCAAGATGGTGGAGCGGCCCAAGGGGGACGGCATGGACCTTTTCACCGAGTCCAACCCCCTGCCCATCTGCAACCGGCCGGGAATGCTGGTGGACGGTTACACGGCCTAAGCCGGGTCCCCGGGCGTGGAAACCCCGCGCCCGGGGAAACCGCAAAAGGAGGGGACCATGCCGAAGATCGCGGCTTTTTCCTTGGAGGACAAGACCCTGGCGGACGGGGCCGAAACCATCGCCACGGGCGCGGATGACGGGTTTCCCTTTCACGCCCTCCGGGTCCAGGTGGATGCCGCGCCGTCCGCCGGGACCCTGGCCGTGGCGGTGCGGATTCCCGGGGCCACGGAGTTTGACACCCTGGCCACCCTGGACCTGACGAGCCCAACGGGCCTCCGGTGGAACCATTCGGGTTTCGTGGCGGAGTGGAAGTTCACCCCGGCCGGGATCGTGCCTGCCGGGACCAAGTGGTCCGCTTATATCGTGGCTGGCATGGGGGCCCCGGCATGACCTTTGACGCGGACATTGCCGCCGGCCTGGCGGACGCCATGGCCGAGGCCGGGGAGCCTGCCACGTTCCGGCCGGTTTCCGGGGCCCCGGCGGCCTGCCTGGTGGTGGTGCGCCAGGAGGCGGTGGAGGAACCGGTGGGGTTTTCGTCCCGGGTTTCGCAACTGGAAAACACCCTGGAGGCCCGGCCGGATGAGCTGGGCCGGGAACCGGCCTCCGGGGATGAGTTTGAAACCGCGTCCAGGACATGGACCGTGACGCCCCGGATTCTCGAAAACTCCGGGCTGATTTTCCGGGCGGTGGTGGAATGAGCCCTCCAAGCAAACACCTTGGCGCGAGGATTGACCAGGCGTCCCTGGCCGAGGCGCGGCGGCTTTTGCGCGGCATGGATCCCCTGGTGGAGCGGGTGTCCATCCGGGCCATCAAAAAGACCCTGAAATCCGTGGGCGCGGCCGCGGCCCGGGAGATCGCCAAGGAGGTCAACGTCCGGGTGGGCGAGGTGAAAAAGACTTTTTCCTACGTGGTGCCCAGGCCTGGGGATGTTTCGGCGGCCTTCGTGGCCAGCGGGAAGTCCATGCCCCTGGCCGCGTTTTCCGTGCGTCAGGCAAAAAAGGGGGTTTCCGTTCAGGTGAAACGCCAGACCGGGCGGAAGAAGGTGAAGCACGCC